ACCTCCTTTGAATACTTGTCTGTCTTCTTCATTACTGCTGAAGCCGCACTACACGCATCCTTGAAGCCATTGTTCTTAGCCCACTTAGTGAACTTTCCCTGATTAGATTTTTTAATCGCAGGAAATTTAGTTCTACCTTTCTTAGCCATTACTTCTTAATTAATCCTGTAAGATGTTTTCCTACATAGTGAATACACTCAGGATGAGAATGACGATAAGACATTCCTTTGTCTGCTCCATAAGAGTGACCGTACATTTTTTTAGACATAGCTTTACTTTCGTCTCTTCTGTCTTTCATTGATTGCTTGTGAGCACCTTTGTGTCTTCCACCTATTGACTCATCAAGTCTTGCGTTGTAACCTTGTTTTTTCATAATACTAGTATTTAATTTCCATGCCGTAGCCGGGGTTGTTTTTTATTTTGCCTCCCATGTTTTTAGCAAACTCTGACGCTTGTGCTTTACCTACTGCATTGTAAGCAAACTTTTTGGTTTTCTTCTTTCCGGTGTCAGCGCATTTGTATGTAACTGTTGGCATAATAATTTGTTTTTGTTTCAACAAAGATAATGATAAAATTTAATATGTAAAATCATTACACCATATCGGTGTCTTCTCTCCTACATACGCTCCCTCAATGTTAAAATAGAAATGGTCAATAGCATCCTCATCGCTAAGTCCTTCACGAATTAAAATATCAATACAGCTCTTTACGGAGTATATTAACTTCATTCCCTTTTCTTCTACACCAAGTATAGCTTCATCAAAGCCATCGGCTTTTAAAAATTCCTCGTCAGGATACTTATCAAGTATCAAGTCTAACATTGTATTTAAGTCTTGTTCCATTATATTCCTCTTAATCTTTGAAGACCTTTTAGTCCTTTTATGGTTATTTGCTTAGGCTTGCGTGCTTTCATCTTTTTTATTTTAGCCGCCTTCTTAGCTTTAGCTGCCTCAATCATTTCACGCTGCATACTCTTTTGACCTAGCTTCTTTACTTGAGCCGCAATATTATCTAATCGAGATTTAGTATTCATCTTTGACTTTGACTTACTGCTCATTTTTCTTTTTACCTTTTTTTCCATGTATAGAATAGTAAAGCTTTAATGCCTCCGGGTCTCCTTCTAAATCGCTAAGTTTAAAAGGTTCTTCATGCTGTTCTCTTAAAAACCTACGATGTGCTCTTCTAGCTTTTCTTTTTGCCTTTCTCGCCTTTCTCTTCTCTTTATCAAAAATTGAAGGTGATAAAGGGGTAGATAGATTTCTTTTTATTGCCATGATTATTTATCTTTGTTCTACAAATTTAATAAAATATAATTTAATGCCTAAAGATGATTACCTCAAGTATTGGAGAGTAATAAGATATTACACTCAACGGAAATATAACCTTACAGCAGCCGAGTTAGATATGCTTCTCTTTTTGCGTTCTGAGAAATACTTTACTAAGAAAAAGTTTGCTGAGTTCAATCAACTCTTGTCATGGAATACAAAGCGATTCTATAAGCTCATGAATGAAGGGTGGATAGAAGTGTTCTCTCGTAAAAAAGAAAAGTTTGAAACCATCTATAAAATTACTAACCGCTCACAAAAGATGATGACCATCATGTATCGACAGCTTAGTGGTGAAGAACTTCCTGTGGATTATGACGTTAACCCACTGTTCAAAAAGAGAGTAAAGTACACTGACAAAGTTTATCGCAACATGATTAAGAAGATGAATAAGTTTACACGACAACAACAACGTCCCTCTCAAGAATAACCGTAACAGGTTTATCCTCAATCATTAAAGTATATCCTGAGTGCTTGTCATAATAGATTACATCTCCTTTGTGAATATCTTTTACCTCAGTCCCCGGTTGTATAACCTGCGCTTTCCTATACCTGAATCCCTCCACATCTTCTGCAGACAATAACAAGCCCGATGAGGTCTTTACCTCTTCCTCAATCTTATCAACTAGAATATATTTATTTATCGGTCTCATAACTTCTCGCCATTGTTACTATTGCATTTGTACTTAGTATCGTTGTCGCTACTGACATCGCATTGATGAGTGCGTTCTTGGTTACCTTAGCAGGGTCAACTACCCCCATCTTTATCAGGTCACCCTTCTTCTCCCTCTTCACATCATACCCATGGTTGTGTGGTGGTGTCTCTTTGTATATCTTATCAAAGTCTTTCCCCGCATTCGCAAGTATCTGCCTTGCAGGTGCGGTAAGTATCTTCCGCATTATCATGTTTGATATGTCAATGTTCTTGTCTCCATGTCCCATCGTATCAAAAGTGTTTGCATATTTCATTAATGCAACACCTGCTCCGGGAAGTATACCCTCCTCAAGTGCAGAACGTACAGCACATACTGCATCGTCCACTCTATCATATAATTCTTTCTGCTGTATGTCAGTATCTCCTCCAACATAGATAACACCTATGCCGCCCGTCAGGGTGGCAATCCGAGATTTTATAAACTCTTTATCTACCTTTGTCTTCGCTAACTTCTCCGCATCCCATAGCTCGCTCACTCGTTTTCCTATTGCCTCACTTGTCTCAATGTCATCTTTGATAACTACTGACGACTGTCTGCCAACTATCACTCTAGCGGCATGACCCAAATCACTAAAGTTAATTATACTCAAATCATCACCTGTCTTCTCACTGAAGTATGTCGCACCCACTGCTACCGCAATGTCACTCATCAGCTCGTGCTGCTTGTACCCAAAGTTAGGTGGCTGTATCGCACATATCTTTAAACTGTTTTTCATCACGTTAGCCGCCAATGTGTTTATCACACTCTGTGAGCATGGCGCAATAATTAATAACTTCTTCCCTTCGCTTATTATTGGTTTCAGTATGTTCTCAATCTGTAGGATATTACTCACCTCTGCATCAGACACAAGTATATGCACATCCTCAAGTATACACTCGTCCTTCTTCTGATTATTAATAAACAGCTCAGTAGTATAACCCCTATCAATCTTTAAACCATTAGTAGTCTCATAGTAGGTCTCCGAACTCTGTGACCTCTCCACTGTAACAATCCCATCTTCCCCAACCTTCTCGTATGTCTCCGCTATCAACTCTCCAATCTTCTCATCATTGTTCGCTGACAAGGTAGCCACATCCTTTAACTGTTTCGCAGTTAACTTCTGTGAGTCTCCATCCAATGCCTCTATCACAATGTCCTTTGCAAAGTTTAATGCCCTTAACACCTCTGTCCTATTATGCTCTTCTCCTATCATCTCATAACCCGCCTCGACTATCGCCTCCGTTAATACTATCGCTGTTGTCGTTCCATCACCTGCTAAGTTCGCAGTCTTATCCGCTGCCTCCTTCATCATTCGCACTGCGAGATTCTCCACCGGGTCTATTAGGTCAATTGACTGAGCAACAGTGACACCATCTTTAGTAACTGTGATTCCTGATGTGTGATGTTGTGATTCAATGAGTACTGTGTTACCTCGTGGACCGAGTGTACTCTTTACCGCAGAAGCAATTTTATTTATACCACTACGTAACTTTGTCCTTCCTTCCTCACCAAACTTTAAATCCTTGGGAGTGTATCCTTGTTGTTGCATATTGAATTAAATTTAATTTCCACAAAGATAAAAAAATATTCTATTCATATCACTCTGTGACGTGTGACGAATTTTAAGTTCCCTATATATATATATATATTATATTATTAAGGCGACTTCTTTTCGTCTATAAAGAATAAAAAACGTCACAATTGGAACAAGGTTGATTATCAATTAGTTATCCGTTTAAAAACGGAACAGAACGTCACAAAACTATATAAAAACGTCACAGATTATTTAAAGTTCGTCACAAAAAAAGGGATACCCTTAGGCATCCCCTTAAACAACATTAAGGACATCGTTGTTAGAATTTCTTTTTATTAAGCATTGTGTGCATCTCTTTAGCAGCTTCTGCCATTGCAATTCCCTCTGCTATCTCCTGAGCTTTCTTCGCTTGCTTCATCCCTCTTCTTATATTAGCAGCTTGCTGAATACCTGTTATCCCAACAGGTCGCTCATTAACTAGCCTACCGTTCTTTATTGTTAATCCATCCATGACTTTATATTTAGGTTTATACACAAAGGTACAAAAAAATATTAGATGCCTAGAGCATTTGGGTAATATATGGGCTCACACAAAAAATAAAAAAAAAGAAATGGAAATTATTTTGCTATGGGGGGTATTGATTTTGTTTGCGCGTCTCTGATTTTTTAGGCTTTTT